GCATAAAAGATATAAATAACCCTAACTTTGTATCATATATTTTTAGAAAGGAGAAAGACGACTTTAAAACACTAATAGAAACATCAAATAATTTATATACACCATTTGGTACTTACAATAGAGCATCAAATGATATGATGTGGAAATTAAATAATGGTGGTACAATAGCTTTTAGATACTATAAGGATTCATCATATGAAGATTTTAAAGAGAGATTTCAAGGTAGAGAAGTTCCTTATATAGGTATAGATGAGGTAACCCAAATGCCATACAAGTATTTCAAATATCTATTAACTTGTAATAGAAACTCTAAGAATATAAGAAATAGAATATTTGCAACTTGTAACCCAGACCCAAACTCTTGGGTAGCAGAGTTTATTGACTGGTGGATTGATGAAGATGGTATAGCATACCCTGAAAGAAGCGGTCTTTCTAGATACTGCTTTATGGACGGAGATACGGTAGTAGATGTTATATGGGGAGATACAAGAGATGAGGCATATGAGAAGTCAAAGCATCTTATTGATAAATATTGGAAAGATGAGTATTATGAATTTACTACTCCACAAGAAATGTTTATCAAAGAAGTAACATTTATCATTGGAGAGTTATCGGAAAATAAGATACTACTAAAGTCAGACCCATCTTATATGTCTTCACTAGCTCAGCAGGATGATGAACAGAAAGCCAGAGACTTAGACGGTAACTGGAAATTTAAAGAAATAGGCACAGACCTTATTACTAGAACTCAAATGGAACTGTTTTTTGATAATAGACAGGAGACCCATAATAAAATAAGATATATGACTTGTGACCCAGCATTAACTGGAGGAGATAACGCTGTATTTTGGATATGGGAGGATTATCACATAATAGACATAGAGGTAGTTCAAATGGATTCTAAAGGCCTTATAGAAAGGACTAATCAACTATTAAGTAGGTTTAATATAGAGGAAAAGAACTTTGCATATGATAATAACGGTCTAGGGCAATTATTTGGTGGGTTTTTTCCAAAGGCTTTCAAATTCAATAATAACGGAGCGCCATCAAATGGAGATAGGACTTTATACTCTAACTTTAAATCAGAATGTGCCTACAAACTTGTAGAGAAATTCAGAAATAGAGAGATAAGTATAGAACCTAGCCTACTTGAAAGAAGGTTTGATGTTAAAAGACATAGAGGACTTACACTTAGAGATATATTACTTAAAGAGAAAAAAGCTATAAGAAGAGTGGATGCTACCGTAGATAAATGTTGGACACTTATAAATAAACAAGAAATGAAAAAAACACTAGGTTGGTCGCCCGACTTTATGGAGTCTATGATTACTAGAATGGGAATAGAAACATCATATAATAAAAAGAAAGTTAGTGTTAAGGGACTTTGGAAATTATAAAATATATTAAAAATGGCTGAAATTAAAATAAGAGAAATATTAACTAAAAAACCTTTTAAAAGAATATCTGGTTTTTATAATGATGGTCGCATTATAGATGAAAATATTACACAAAAAGAGTTTTTGTATGAATATTATCCTAATGGACATAAAATAAATGACCCAACATATTACCCTAATAAAATAAAAACAGACCCAGAGTCAGGTAGAGTATATGAGGAAAAAGTAATAAGATGCAGCTTCCCTCACCAACATATTATATCCACTAAGCAAATCATACACTTGTGTGGTAATGATATTAAAATGGAATTACTAGAGGATGATTTAGATAAAAAAAAGAAAGAGTATTATACAAAATTAAGACAAGGTTTTCAATTAAAACATAGTGATTACTTCTTTTATAAGTTTGTCAAGTCTATAAAGATAACTGGAGACGGGGCAATAGTCGGGATAATTAAAGATAATAAATTCTATTGGAAAGACTTATCATTTTTAAATGGTGATAAACTATTTGCACACTATGACGAACTTAATAAATTAAAGATTTTTGCAAGAGAGTATGTTGGATATGATGATAATGGTAATGAAAATAAGGTTTTTGTAGAGGTATGGGATAATAGCCACCACTATCTATTCGAAAAAGCAACAAAAGGGACTAAAGGCAAAGTAATAAGAATATTAGAGCAGTTTGGCTTAGAGGGATATACTGAGAAATTCAAGAAAAAACATGGCTTTGATTTCTGCCCTATTGTTTATTATCGCGCAGAACATGGTGCTTGTTGGAGTTTTTCACAAGATTCGTGTGATAAATATGAGTTAGCAGTATCTCACCTTTGTCAAAATAATATGGCATACGCATTCCCTATAATGTTCTTAAAAGGAGAAGATGTGTCAATAGAAGGCACCAATGATATTTATGCTCCCGTTAAGTCTATTACAGGAGACTCTTCGTCAGAAGCCAAATATCTTGAAACTCCAAACGGATCTGCATCATTTGAACTACAATTAAGAATACTATTACAAAACATATATCAAGGTTCTTTTACCGTATTGCCACCAGAGATAAAGTCTGGAGACTTACCAGGTGTTGCCGTTAAATTATTATATTCTCCTGCAATAGAAAAAGCAATACAAGATGCTTTTGAATTAGATATTTGCATACAACAAATGATAGATATTTTTGCTCATGGTTATGGTTTAGAGGTAGGAGAAATGATAAACATGAAGAACCTAAATATATCTTCATGGATAGAGCCTTATATCCATCAGAATGTAGCAGAATTAATGAATAACCTATTAGCAGGAGTACAAAATGGTTTCCTAAGTAAAGAGACAGCAGCACAGACTACTCCATATGGTAAACCAGATGAGTTTTACAAGATAATGAAAGAGAAAAAAGACGAAATGGATTCTTTCCTAGATGATGACATAAGCCTAAAGGATATTGAAAATACTGATATTAATACTGATATTAATACTAATTATAATGAAGCCTAGTATCCAAGACATAGATAATGCTAAAATATACGCTAAGAGAAAGATTTATAATATTAATGTTTTGTCTGACAAAATTAAAAAAGAGTATATTAAATCTTTTTCTAAGATTCTATTACTAGTATATCAACAAGGATATTCACCTAGTTTTTTTCAGTTTGAAAAATATATGGGATTAAATAATCAAGTTGATAATGAGATAAATTTATTATCTCTAAAATTATACAAGCTAATTGAAGATGCTAGTATAGACATTGTAAGACTATCTAAAGAAAAAAATAGACAAAATGATGATATAGATATTATAGGATACATAAACAAGCCTTACAATGGTAAAGATTTGAATATGCGACTAGGGGATTATTGTAGTGGTTCGAAAATGGAATTTGAAGGATATATCGCAGCAGCGCTAATACTAAGTAAGCCTATAAATATAGTTTTAAATGATTTTAAGGCCAATTTAGGCAATATTTATGCATCTAGTATAATAAGAGATGCTATGGCAGACAAAAGTGGCAGAATAGCCTCTAAAATGATATTAAATAAGGGTATATCATATGGCATTGGAAAATACAAAAACTCATTAAACTCATTAATAAGATTAGGTAGGGCAATACCTAATTATGCCTTTGGTTATGTAGATGAAATTTATATGAGACAATCTGGCGCTATTGGGTATTATGTTTTAAGAGGAAGCTCTTATCCCTGCCAAGCATGTGATGATGTTGTTGGTTTTTATGATTTAAGGTTAAATTCAGAGGTTTTACCAGTACATCCTAATTGTATGTGCTTTGCTGTACCAGTATATAATTAAAGATAATGAACTATTGAAAAATAGCGTCAATTTTTTAAATCTTATAACACGCATCCTATAAGAGAGAGAGTAGAAAGAGATAGAGAGATATATTATTTTATAATAAAATATCTATTACTAAATTGTATATACTCTTTATTTCTAAATGTTACAACAACAGCATCGCTATTGCTATAAAATCTCATATGTAGTTTAGCTTTGTTTAAAGGCATAAGTTTTGTCTTTTCAACACCAAGCCAACCCTTAGACTGAAATTTCTTAACTCTTGAAACAGCAGTCGGGATGCTACATTTCATTATAGATGACAATGTTTTGTATGTTAATTCATTTTGATTGTGTTTATAGCCACGCTCAACGTTATTTTTACCTAATGATATACATCTAGCTTGTCTCATTTTTTTATTGGAGATGCTATTAGTATTATTGGCATTAGGGATGCGTAATTTCGCATGCTTAGCAAAATCAATTTGTCTTAACTTATAATTTACCAATAACATATCAAGAAATTCTTTAACCTCTTTTAATGTCTTTGGTATATCTTTTACTGGTATAGTACCTAATCCTTTTGTTATCGGATTAAATATGACTGATTGCCTGTCTATTCTACAAATGTCAGATTTTATACCTGCACTTATAGCTCTACCAACAGTTGTTGGGCTACAATTGACTATCTTGGCAATCTTGTCTTTAGTATAGTCATGTACTTGGGATGAGGAATATATACCTTTTATTATAACAGAAATAGCCAAAGCATTATAAGTGTCCTTACACTCCTTAGCTTTAGCTACAATGTTGATATTTATTCTTTTTATTCCCATGTATGCAAAGTTAATAAAAAAATATTTACTATAAATAATTATAGTAAAATTATAAAGATATAGTAAATACTATCTGTATTTATTATTTTTAACCTTTAATAGTTTTTTCCAAATGTCTATTTCGGTGGGAGTTTTGGCATGGAACATTTTTTTTATCAAAGTATCATGTAACTCATAATTTCTATTAGGCATTGCATAACGATAAGCGTCAAAAACTATTTTATACATAGAATATCTTGCCTCATCATTGATATTAAGAGCCATTGCTATATCCCATGCGTGTTTTTTTTGTGCTAACATATTAACAAATAAATCCCATCTAACAATAGATATTCTCTTATTTCTTAAGAATGTCTTTGATAATACATTAAACTTAGTATTTTGCCTACGACAAACATAAGAACAAGGTACACAATCTTTATAAACCTTAGAATTAGAAAAAAAGGGACTAATAACACCATTAGGCCATCTTATTTTCTCTAACTTACGAAGAACCTTTAATTTTAGTTCTTCACTATCAAAATCTATATTATGGTACATAGCAATATAATTTGTTTAAAGTTGTAAAAATTGCTCGTCTTTCCGAGCCGTCAAGACTACCATACATTATTGTCAGCTTGTCTTACCTCTTTTTTCAAGGTGCTGGTTATAACTCCAAAAGAGTTGTGTTAGAGACAGGATTCGAATGAAATCACATTGTTACACTGCGCCATGTTCGCCTGTTTTTGATATCTCTGATCACTTTTGGATCTACTTTGTATTTTTTGGCTAAGGTCATTATCGGTAAATCTGTGTTTTTATATATATCCACCACGTCCGCTTCTACCAATTTAGACCTGCCGTTTCTTTCTCCAGTAGCACTCCTTCCCCTTTTTACTCTATCTACCACATTGTCGGCATGGCTTCCAAGTGTTAAATGATTGGGATTAATACAGAGCCTATTATCGCAGATATGCCTAACGACAGACCCACTTGGAATATTCCCCTTGTATATGGTGTAAAAATGTCGATGCAACCTGTCAAACTTTCCATTAATTGTAGCAACTGGATATCCGCTTTTGCACGTTGCGTGTGAAATGCAGTTCCAGCACCCATTATTATCAATTGATATGCGTAATCTTTTCATATTTATATTTATCTTTATCGTCTACCAATTCCGCCACTCTCTCATTAATAACCCCTAACAGCAAAGATAACCACTCTTTGTATCTGGTTTTATGAGTTTTCAGACTTCCTCTGGTCGTTTATATTAGGGGTTAATTATATCAATGAACTAAAAATAATGTCTTTTTAAAATAACAGGAGGTATGCTACGCATCGTTTCAAGATTATAATAAATCATAACTAAAAAACACACACCCCCTGCTAAACATTAATAACTAAAATTTCAAATTAACTTAAATTTAACTTAAAGCACTTACGCAAAGATAAGTATTTAAAATTTATTTTACAAATTATTTAATACTATGATGTAATAAGTCGCCATGATTATAACCACAACTTAAAAAATTTATTGCCATATACTCTGTTGGCTCATTATATCTAATTTCATACCTATCTGACTTAAAATTGCAAAATATTACTGATAATTCATGTTTTTTATCATCAGTAGGAGTAAATTTAGATTCGAAAAAATATACTAAAGCACAAAACTCTTCTTTAAATCTAAAGTCTGGTATAATATAAGTCTTACTTTCATTTTTTAGCTTATCACATAGAATTTTAGAAAATATATCATATCCCATTGCTATTTTCATTCCTTGACCTAAGTCTATTAAGAAATTCCTATTTTTTTCTTTAAAATCAGCATACTCAACTTCGTTAGAATGATCAAATCCATAAATGTAACCTGCTATTTGTCTTATTGGCTCTGCGAAGCGCAATATTTCAACATTTTCATTAGGATTATCTTCTATATATTTCTTTGCGTAATAGTCTTTTCCAGACCCTATAACACCGCATAAAAGTATTATTTTCATATTATTTTTCTAGTTAAATATAATAATTATTTAATATTAATTTTTATATGTCTCTACATATAGCTTTAATTCATCAATGCTATAAAAAACAATTTTACCAATACTCATAGCCCATTCAACTTCCATGTCCGCACCTTTGCTATCTCCCTCTAATCTTAGGACACAATCGCATTGTTCTAACCAAGCCAAATCCCACCTCATACACTCAGAATAAGATAATGGGTGTACCATATGTTGGAAGTGTAGAAGTAAGGGGGCAAAAGGGATAAATCCCATTTTTATAAGAGCATCAAAAGTATCTATCTGCCTCTTTACATTTACCGCAGCATCACCTTTTGTGTACGGACTTGCTATATAAATTCTTTTCATTAATCTAAAAATATGGGTTGGTAATTGGTAAATCCCCTAGTCTCATTAAGTAATACTAATGATTGTTGTGGAGGCTCGTAAGAGAAGCCCTTATTCATACTATAAGCATCATAGCCCTTTATACTGCCATTTCCTATTGCCTCTTTAATAAAAACAGTAGTGTGGTAGTGACCAAAAAAAAGCATGTCTATTTCGAATGTACTCTTTAATTTTGCTATATACTTTAATAGAGGTACATATAAACCGCCTATTCCACCAATGTATTTAAAGTTATCTCCATGAGTAAATGCCAACTTTTTACCTAACACCTCTATCATTACAATAGATGATTTAGGTATAATAAAGTTTATTTTATTCAAACCTAATGTTTTACACATAATCTCTAGGTCTTTATATAGAAAATACTCATAAGAAGTCTCTGTCCTATTAGAGTGCTGTATCTTTTTTGTAGTCCGACCATGATTACCCACTACACATACTACATCAATATTATCTACATTAAGGTTATCATTCAAGAATTTAAGACCACTCATTATTGTTGTCTTAGCAAATGATATAGCCTCTAATGGAGTCATAGAGTTTGTTTGCATTAATTCCTCATGTATAAAACCACCAATAATATCTCCAACAAAACCTAAGATATG